TATATTGTGTGTCATGGATGGTCCTCAGTGTAGGGTGTATTATATTTATCGGCTACGATAAATATAATAAGAAAGGATCGCAATGCCAAGGCTCTCATTATATAAACCAGAACGTGGAAAAGATTATCAATTTATTGACGATAGAATATTTGAAATGTTCACAGTTGGTGGTACTGACGTAAATTTACATCTGTTATTAGGAACTTCTAACCCAACAGATGAAGACGCGACTGCTACATTACCACAATATGATGAGATGAGTGTAACTAATATCCAAGATTTATTATTTTTAGAGAATAGAGATAGAAAATATGAAGAACATATTTATACTATTCGTGGAATTTATAATTTACAAGATTTAGAACTTAACTTATCTCAATTTGGTATGTTTCTAAGTAATGATTTATTGTTCTTAACTATTCATATGAATAGTACTGTAAAAACTATAGGAAGAAAAGTTGTTATTGGAGATGTAGTAGAACTTCCTCATTTGCGAGATGAGTATGCTCTAAATGATTATCAATATGCTTTGAAAAACTTTTATGTAGTTGAAGATATTACTCGCCCAGCAGAAGGTTATTCACCAACTTGGTTTCCGCACTTATATAGATTGAAGCTAAAGCAAATAGCAGCAGGGCAGGAGTTCAAAGACATTGACGTTGACTCTACTAGAGAAAAAGAACTTGCTATCAACGAAGCTATTGTGCAAGATGCTGAAGCAAATGCATTATTGAGCGGATATGAAACTCAACATTTCTTTACATTACAAGTTGATTCTAACGGGCAACCTGAACTTGTTAGAGCTGATACAACGGCTATTGATGCGAGTACTGTTAAATTGCATGGATCAATTGATCACGTTATGAGAAATCCAGTTCGTGATGGATATATTGGGTATTTATTAGGAGATGGATTCCCACCAAATGGATTACCATTTGGTTGTGGTATAACATTTCCACCTACAGGCATTGACGGTGATTATTGGTTGAGAACTGATATGATTCCTAATAGACTATTTAGATATGATGGACGGCGTTGGATGAAATTTGAGGATAATGTGAGAATGACACTGACACCACGTGAAGATAGATATACACAAAAAGGTACATTTATCAATAACACAAATTCTACAGAAATTTGTGGAGAAGATATTCCAGAACGGCAAAGTTTGAGTAAGGCATTACGCCCTAAAATAGACATACCACATTTAGATAATCCTGAGGAATGCGATAGTAACACACCAGGGAGGCGCGAATAATGCAGTGGTTTTATGACGCACAAATAAGGCGTTATATTTTACAACTAATAAGAATGCTGAGTTATCTTACATACAAAGATGGTGACGGAGAGCTTATTCAAGTTCCAGTAATGTACGGTGATCCATCGAGATCTGCTGCTTTTATAATCAAAGACGGTAGTGAAAATATGGCACAGTCTGCTCCAAAGATTGCTTTGTATATTACTGGTTTAGAAATGGATCGTGAAAGAACATCAGATAGTACATTTGTTAGTAAAGTTCATATTAGAGAACGTGCATTTGACAAGGATAATAAAGAATACCTGCACAAGGAAGGACGTAACTATACTGTAGAGCGTCTTATGCCTACACCATATAAATTATCAGTTAGTGCTGATATATGGTCAACCAATACAGATCAAAAATTACAAATAATGGAACAGATTCTAATGCTGTGCAATCCAAGTTTAGAAGTGCAAACAACAGACAATTATGTTGATTGGACATCACTTACTGTTGTCGATTTAGACTCTGTTCAATTTAGTAGTCGATCAGTAGGAGGTGGGAGTACAGAAACAGAAATTGATATCGCTACTTTAGGTTTTTCAACACCAATATTTATATCTCCTCCAGCTAAAGTAAAACGACTAAATGTAATCCACAATATTATTACATCTATATTTAACGAGCAACACGGTGCTGTTGAGCGTGAAGAGACTATGCCTGAAATGTTAGCGTATGCTTCCAATAGAGCATATTTGTCTGACACAAAAACTCGCCCAGTAATAAATGAAGATGGAACATTAGGTATGGAAAGTGTAGGTATGCGAGCTTCACGCCCAGAACCAAATACAGTAGCTTGGTCCACTACATACAAAAATTATGATTTATTAGTTCTAAACGATAAACTAACATTTATTGATAACAGAGAAGAAGGTATACTGCCTTGGCGAGATTACATTAAAGCACACCCTAAAGGTGATTGTTATGAGCCTCATTTGACACAAGTAAAATTATACCGCAGTGATTTTGAATCTCCATTAGCAGGTTATGTGTATATTAATCCTGATAATGAATTTGAGTTATTGGTAGATTGGGATATGGATACGCTGCCTAGTGATACAGTATTGCAAGGACCAACAGGCGATAATACAAAAATAGATTATATTATTGATCCGCTCAAAGTAGATGTTACTAAACTGAATAGAGTTGGAATGAGGATTCTAATTCTAAATGAAGATATTGGTAATAAAGATAATGAAGATGGACCTGATGCTTGGAAAAATTATGACGGGACTGACTTTGTAGCAAGTGCTAACGACATTATTGAGTGGGACGGGCGACGATGGTGGATAGTATTTGATGCTGATTTACACTATAATGATGAGACTGTATATACTACAAACCTAAACACTGGGATCCAATACAAATATGATGGAAATGAATGGCTGTTAAGCTATGAAGGAGAATACTCAAATGGAACTTGGGCGTTAGTATTTTAAGATAACTATTTGTATGAGAAAAGTTATCTGCAGTGGAGCATTATTTTATGCCCTGTCATCAAATAGATTTTTATTTCTACATAGAGCTCGTAGCAAACACTCAGATACTTGGGGGCTTGTTGGCGGTGTCAATGAGGATGAAGAGACTCCTTGGACAGCATTAGAGCGAGAAATTATAGAAGAGATTTCTCCAACAAATATTAAAAAGACAATTCCTTTAGAAACATATGTATCTAATGATAATTTTTTTACATTCCATACATATCTTTGTTTAGTTGAAAAGGAATTTATTCCAGAATTGAATGAAGAGCACGATGGTTATGCTTGGGTAAGTTATAAAAAATGGCCTCGCCCTCTTCATCAAGGTTTGAAGAATACATTAAATAATCGAATCAATCAAGTAAAATTAGATACTGTAATGAATCTAATCAATCTTATTAATTGAATGTAAAGATAACATCAGTTCCATCTTCTGTTCTTGTAATTCTAGAATCTGGAATTGCCATAGCTGCGCCATTTTGTGTTAGCCCACCTAAAAAGTCAATACTTCCATTTACTTGTATATCACCGTTTAGTGTAATATTACCAGCAGTTTCAATTTCTCCTAAGAATTCTACTTTTTGACTATTAGTAGCATCTGAACCTAAATATAAAATACCAGTTGAAGTATCAATAGTGTTGTCAGTTGTAACGCCAATTCTAATATTATCTACAGTTTGTTCTCCTGTACTTTCAGCAATTACATTCCATACAGCACCATTGAACTCCCAAGTAGTACCGCCTTCTGTATATGTTTGTCCCGTTGTGGGAGATGTTGGAAATGATATCATAAACTATCCTCATTGTTTATGATATTTATCAATCTAGAGGCTTATTTTTTAAATGATGTTCTACAATCTCATCTGGGCAGTTGATATACAGAGCTTCCATTTCATCAAGCCAATTGAGCAAATGTCTGATAGTTGGAGCTTTGTCATTCTCAAATAGCTTCTCAACAGACTCTAAATACTCAATACAGTGGCGTCTTGCAACTAGTGGATGCACCCCACTCCACTCTAAACTTTCTTGTATACCTCGAGGGATAGATCCAGTAGCTTGAAATTCCTCAATAGCTCTACGAAATGCTCCACGAATTTTTTCACGTTTATCATTTTCTCGAATCATCTCAGGTGGAATTTCATCAGGAAAGTTAAAGTTTTTTCGTAAAGCATCAATTTGATCCTGGTAACTTTGGAGTTCTTCCATAGCATTTCGGATAGCAGTGCGAGAACTTTCGAGTCCAGCTTCTAGTTGTTCTGCTTTTAGCAGACTCATTTCATCGCCTTTTTCCGTATACTGTTTGATTTTTAGTTCATTCTTTTTATGATTGAACCAAGTTTCTCGTAAAGCATTGAGCCTACTTTGTTGTTGCATGGCGCATTGTTGTAACCAAACTAATGGAGTTTGTCCACTATATTGTAAATCAGCAATAGTAGTGTCGGCATTTTTTGATACAATTAACTCATTAATTTGTTTTTGTACTACGGGGAGAGTTGCTTCTAATTTGACAGCAATATCATTTGGAACTTTTCTAATATCAATTTCAGTAGTCATTTTCCTCTTATTAATAACCTGAACTTAGTGCTCCTTCTGCTCGTCCAGTTGTCATTGAGTTAGACGCTGTATATATTGCAGAAAGATCATCTACTCTAATTTGTTGTATAGTATTTATAGCATTTCCTGTTGCAGAGCCTGTAAATGGAAATCCTCCAGCAACCATAACTTGTAACCCATCACCTGCTGCCATAACTTCTTTACACGCGACTGATAATGATTGTGACATTGTTGATACATTATCATCATATCTTATTTTTTTGATTGTGTCATAAACAACAGTATAATCAGGTTCTTCAGCGCCAGCAATAATAACACAATCACCACCTGAGGCAGCATTTACATCATTTTTTGGTGCCATATCTATTGCATTCATAACAGTTATAGAGCTTAGTTCATAAACATCATATGTTACTAACCTATATTTTTCATAGGTAGTTGTAGCTGCTCCTGCTGTATCAATTCCGTTATCTGTCATATTATCCCAACCATGACAAACAATAGCATCTAATCCATTGCCTGCTACACAATGATGCCATCGCGGAATATTCATTGAGTCCATAGCTGTTGCAGTAGTTGAGTCATCATTTTTGATATATTCAACAGTGTCATGTCTTGTAAATGGATATCCGCCTGCTTCTCTTCCACCAAAATATACTTGTGATGTAGCTGTCCCAGTTGCTGCTAATCCTGTTCGTGCTGCTGATAATGTATTGTTAGTTATAGTCATAGCAGCGCCTGAGGTAAAGGAAAGTTTTTCAATTGCCGATCTATAGCCTCCACTACCTCTACCTTGTGCTACATATAAATTATCACCGTCTGATGATGAAGTGTGATGACGTCTGTTTTCAGTTAGGCTAGTAGTATTCAATGCAACAGCAGCAGTATCGTCAAATCTAATTTTTTGTAATTCATCAGTTTGCCCGCCAGGTGAAGAAGCTCTGCCTCCACTATATATAGATTGGTTTGCTGATCCGTGCCCGTCAATACAAAATACTTGATTTGCTAATGAGTCTATAGATAAATTTAGTAAATATCCTATCTTTAGATAAACTCCCATTAAGCAATTCCTCCCCCGCTGACGGACTGTTGGTATTGAGCAGCATATCTTCCAGATAATAGTTGGCAATTTACATCATCTGAAAATCTCATCTTTCGAACTACATCAGAATAGTTGTCTCCAGTTACCCATCCTAAAGCTAGATAATAACTCGATTCTTCAAACCCGCAGACATGACCACTAGCTCTGCCACCGGTTTGTTGTCTACTAAGTTCTTCGCCAATAGTCGATGTTAATGCTGAAGCTAGACTGTCTACTTTAAATTTGGTGCTACGCCAAGTTCCTACACCTGCTATATCAGTATCATTTGTCAATACAGATAAATCGCCCATTGATCTTTGGAGTCCATTTGGGAATGTCGCTACAGCACCACCATCCATTTTACCATATTCTATCACACGATCATTTATTCCTGTAGCAGCGCCTATTATCACAAATGAATCTATAGATGGAACATATGTTCCATGATTTTTCTTATTATTTGATAATGTCTGCCCTGTATTAAAAGAGCCTACAACATTTCTTTCGTCCCATCGAATCTTAAAAATTTCATTGAAAAAGTAGTTCGCACTGGGATCACTGTAATTATACCATTCTACGCCTGATAATGCATATTCTGTATCAGAGCTAATATTCATGCTGGCGCCGGTTCTTCGTCCAGAAGGAAGTGTTGGAGCCCAATCTGTATATTCAACAGTTCCATAATTGTAAGCTCTAACTCTATGAAAAGAACCACTATATGCCGAAGATCCAACTGATGCAGTTTCATCCCGTCGTGATGCAGAACCTCTATACATGATTCCAACTGCCGGATCTCGGAATGTTGTTGTAGCACCTGTATCATAATCTATTTTCATAGAATGTCCAGCTGTGATAGTTTCTGATCCGCCATATAAAAATATACCAGTTTGTACAAATTTCTTTGATGTCCAAGGAACAAAAGAGTCATACAAAGATTTGACATAAACTTTTTTATTAGAGGTTTCATCAATAAATCCATCGACAGCGAAAGTAACTGGGTTGCCGTTTGTAATAGGCAATCCTGCAACCATCACTGGTCCTCTATTTTCATAATTCGCAACATCAATTGGATTGGCTGCTTTATGAATATCATAAACGTATGGGGAAGTGTCTTTTGATTGTACACGATAACATCTTTGAACAGTAGACATTAGAATCCTTAAAATATTATAGTGTATTTAGTAGAAAAAGTCAAGCCTTGACGGCTTGACTTGAAGATAAATTATAGTGGTTGGATCCAGTTTCCTGTTCCTGTTCCAGCATCTACAACCCATACATAAAGAATGCCTGAGTTGCGATCCAGCCAAAACATTCCTTCGTCTGGTGAAGCAGGAGCGGCAGTATCAACTGTACAAGCTCCGCCAACTTTTACACCATCAACATACAAGTCGTTGCCTTGTACTGTCAGAGGAATATTTACTGCTGGTGTTGCAGGATCAACCATATTAATGGTTTGAGTATATAAATTACTCCATCGAAGTGTAGCTGTGCCCAAATTATGAGAGCGATCGGCATTTGGAGCAATTTCATTTGAAGAAACTGCACTTGCTATTGCAATTGTAGGAACTGCGGCGGTGGTTCTGGCTTCTATAGTATCTAAATGCACTACATTAGCAAAATAGCTGTCCATTTGAACTTGGAGTTGTCCCCCTATGAGAGTATTTCCTGTAGCTTCAATACCACCATTATCACTACTCAGAATTAAATCAGTCGCACTTCCAACTGGTGTACTGATAATATTAGGAGCAAACATAGCAATTTCAACACCACGAAAGGTTGCTGCTCCTTGACCAGTTACAGTACCTGTTATAGTCAAATTGTCATCAATTTGAGTAG